TTGTGAGCAATTCCGCGATATACGTTTCGGATCACCCGGCTTATCTGCGGGCATGCTCACGGTCTCGCCTATGGCAAGGTCGCCCATCGGGTACGTCATTGGTCTACTCATTCACAGTTCCAGACTTGTGTTGCAGTCATGATGTCAGTTGGCCAAGCAGCGTCCTCGGTCGTGAAGGACCTCTCACTGAACAGGAGCATGTTCGTGGGACGGATAAGCAAACGGTCGCTCGTCGTCCGGAGAAAGAGAAACTCTTTCGATTGCTCAGGTGCAGCGCTGAAGCCGTCTCCCGATGGGCAGGCAGTGAACAGGCAGGTCGCCCGATCATCGCCGCCGTCATAACGGGCCTCTAGGTCTGTTAGGTAATCGTAACGGATCACATCGAACTCGGTGCCGTAGCAGTCCCACACCTGCGCGTCTTGCAGTGACCACATAAACTCTGGGTCTTTGCTGAAGGCTATCGCATGCGGTGGCACGTTGCGGTATACCGCACCGCATTCGAGCATGACGTGACAGCCCCACGCCCTGTTCGGCTCGGATCGTATGGCGAACCAGACGGCAGGCTCGAAGCCATAGCCGTCCTCGCGGATGAACACGCTGTCGACGTAGACGTACAAATGATGCGGTAGGTTACGACTGCTCATCAATTTGCTCCTGTAACGCTTCGTTTTGATCAAGCGCGCGGCACAGGGCTTCGGTTATTGCATTGGCTACTTCTTGGCCTGTTGTAGTTTGCGGCTCAAGGCCCCAATCTGTTAGCACCTCGAGTATCATTGCCTTCGCCTTTAGCTCAACGTCTGTCAGTGGTGCGTCCTCGTCCAGCATGTCAGCAATGTGCAGGATGTGCTCTTCTGCGGTCTGGCTCATGTCAGTACGCCGCGTGCTACGCAGGCCTGACGCAGAACCTCGGGACGGAAGCCCCATATCTTGTAGGCGTCGCCGTACTCGCGGCCGACAATCGCCAGCCGAGCCTCGTTGGCGCGCAGTTGCGCCTTCAGAGCTTCCTGCTCCTTAAGCAGCTCGGCCGCGCGCAGGACAACTGCGTGCTGTGTCTCTTCGATAGTCATCCTTCAATCTCCTCATTTATAAAATCTTCAACTGTCGGCTGGCAGTGCCACTCGTCGAATACGTCGGTGTCCTCGCCGCGATAGTCGTTCCACAAGTCGCGAAGATACTCCTCGCGGATCTTGTCCATCTGCGCCTCGTGCTCAAGCGAGAACTCGCCAGTCGCGTCGAAGTGCGCACGTGCCTGCAGAAGCAGGGTCGCTACGCGTTCGTCTTTAGTCCAGTTAATCATGTCGTGTACTCCTTGTAAGCCTCCTCGATGAAGGTGCGCAGCAGCTCTGGGCTGACTTGACCGCCGAGCTTGTCGGTAAGATCCTGCTCAATCTCGGCGTATACCGGATCGATTGCGGGCTGCGGCGTCTCCAACGCAATCAGGCGCGAGGCAAAGCCATCCAGACGGGAACGGTCTGCGCGCATGCCGTCCTCGATGCGTATGCGCTCAATTTCAAAATCATTGACGTACTTTATCGTCTTATTCAGTCGGGTGTTGAGCGAACTCTCACGCTGGGCCAGCTCGGTCAGCGCCTTCTCTAGGTCGGTGATGCTGTGGTTCAGACGACCGAGCTTGCTTTCCAAGCCATTCAAGCGGGTGTAGATCTCGGGATGCTCGAAGACGTTCACGGTCGCACTCGTCGGTGCGGGCTTCGGTAGTTCGGTGACGGCGACGAACGAGGGGAGGCGCTGCGAGTGCCCCGGTATGAGCCTCAAGTCGTGTCTGGCGACGCGTTTCGCCGCGAGCAGGGTGCGGATGGAATTGCCTACTGTGCACCTGCTGTAACCGGTGCTGGTCATAAGCTCAGGCTTTGTGGTCGCGCCGTTGTTCGTCAGGTGCTCCAGTACGCGTCTTTCACTTTTAATTAAAGTCATTGGTCTTCTCCTGTTGTTGAATGTGTAGTGCCTCGTCGAGCAGCTCCTCACGCAGTGCGTGCAGTGAGGACAGTCGGTCGAAGTGGGTCTCACGGTCGGCGATGCAGCGGTCGTAGTGACCGGGGTAGTCGCGACCGTTGGGCGTGAGATGCTTGAGGGCGTCGATGGCCTCAAGCAGTGCGTCCATTGCATTGCGGCGCTGGTCGATCAGGTCGAAAGCGCTGCTGCCGTTGATGTTGATGATGGGTCGTATCATGTCGGTGTCTCCTGTGTTGCTGATAAGGTACCCTTAATCTGTGCAATCCGATGTTGCAACAATTATTTTCGCTCGCTTGCGTAGCCAGTAGGCTCGGTTGCTGTAGTGCTCGGAGCGGGCCTCACCTTGAGACAACGCGGCGGCGCTGTCGAGGGCGTCAGCGGCTATGTAGAAGAGGTCGGCCACCAGACGGCGCTGACCGCCTGATGCGTCCTGTGCGAAGCCCGCAGCGCGCTCCTCGGCTGCGTGCAGCAGCCAGTTGCCCAGCACCTCGCTGTCCTCTGCCGTCGTGATGCCGTGCGTCAGTTTATACCGGTTCATGTGCGTGGTCCTTCTAGTGTCTTGACGAGTGCTATGACTGCGATGGCGAGGGCGACGAGGAAGAACGTCGTGCTGCCGATGTGTGCGATGCTCATGTCGTGTGCTCCTTAGCTGATGGTCAGGCCGTCGCGGATGATGCCCGCGTAGACCGGCTTGAAGTAGCAGCGCTCGATGACCGTGCCGTTGGCCCAGTTTGCCGCGTCCTCCGGGAAGCGCTCGTCCGCCCACTCCTTGGCCACAGTGGTCTGTGGCACAAGGATGATGATGCTGCCGTGGTCCTGTACTGTGAAGTCGGTCATGCCACGTCCCCTTCCGTCAGGTTGTCGGGGTAGACGCGGATGCCGTAGTACTCGGCGTCGTGGCGCTCGATGGTGTTGGGGTAGAAGATCGACGCATCGACCCAGCGGAAGCCACCATGCGCGCTGGCGCTGGTCGTGCGGGCACCGGCTGGCACGGTGACGCTGCCGCCGTGGCCGTAGGTGTGGGTGAACTCTTCTTTGACGCAGATGTTGTAGTTCATGTTCTGTGCTCCTTTTAGTAGTTGATGGCCGAGCGGTCAGCGCGGGCCTGTGCGATTGCGCCTGTCAGGCGGGCCGCGTCTTCGCGCAAGTAGGCGGCGAGGTCGCGGTCGAGGCACGCCTTGGCGCGGGCGTCTACCTCTGCGCGGATGGCGGTCAGTGCGTCGATCTGGGTGTCCAAATCGTTTATTGCGGTGGTGCGTGTCATGTCGTGTACTCCTTGTTGCTGATAAGGGTGGGGGCCGAAGCCCCCGGTTGGGTTAGTATTGCGCGCCGAGCTTGATTGCTTCGATCAGCGAGTTGGCTGGCAACCACTTGTCGCCGTAGAACAACTCGTGCTGTACGAACCAGTCGCGACGCGAACCACCGGCCTTCGTGCCACCGGACACGAGGAAGGTGCGGTCGTTGTCATAGGTCACTTCAAAGCGGCCCGCGCCGACTTCGGCGATCTCGATGCTGCGTACGTTGATGAAGTGTTGCTTGCCGTTGAGATTGAAAAGTGCCATGATTTTTACTCCATTTCTTCGTTGCTGATGTACCCTCATACTGCGGGTTTGAAGGTAGGTCAACAATTATTTTGCAACACGTGTATTTTTTTACATATCATTTGCACCGTGCACCATTTACATCTTTTTGCATCATGGTGCACCGCGTTGCAGCTCCAGTGATGCACCGTCTGCTGCACCATCGGGGGAGGTACCCTAAGGGGTAACCCCCCGTGCTGCGGCGGTGCAGGAGCAAATGGGTTGCGTGATGCAGGCTCTGAAACTTTTACACCGTGGTGCGTCGCGGTGCATTCGCTTGACGGTGCAGCTCTTATGTTGTAGTGTTGCGTTGCAAAGGAGAATTTATGTTTAATAGAAAAGTTTTTGTTCGTGTGAAGCGCAATCGGGTCGAGCAGTTTGTTCGGGATCGAGTGGATGCCATGAGCCTCTTGCAGGACCGTGTCGGCAGTGAGGCGTTCCTGCAGTTCTGCATCGGCGCGTTTGATGAGCCTGTGTCGGCGTGTCGCGACACACGCCGCCAGCGTCTTGTCAGGGCGATGCGCCGCATGGAGGAGCGGGGTGACCTGCCCTTCGTGGTCGAGGGTGACGCGTTTGTGTTCGACACCCCTTGCCAAGGCTTGCTGTGATGCGTATGTTGAGCGCTTCACTGGTAGTACTGCCAATTAGAGCGGAGCATGCAGAGTATGGCCAAGCGCCAAGGTAAACGAACCCCCGAGATCGAGGAGCGCATCATCGACGGCCTGTCGAACGGTATCGCGCTGCGTGTGTTGTGCAGGCAGGATGATATGCCGAGCTGGCGTAGCGTGTACGATTGGATAAACGCAGACGCGTCCTTCGCTTCACGCGTCGCGTGCGCGAGGGATCTCGGCTTCGAGGCACTGGCCGAGGACATCCTCGACATAGCCGACGACACGCTCGCCGTTAGCGAACACGTGCAACTTAGCAAGTTGCGCATCGAGACGCGTCTTAAGCTGCTCGCGTGCTGGAACCCAAAGAAGTACGGCACGAAGCAGACGGTCGACGTCGGCAACAAGGACGACAAGGCGTTTGCCGTCGACGCGAACGTAGACAACATCGCACTGACCCAATTACTATCAAGCATTGTGGCGCAGCAGCCGGGCGCTGACGAGACTGACGCGGCCGCCTGATGGCCCCGCAGCACGACATCGTTGACCTGTTCAATCGCGTGACCGTGGAGGGCCTCACGCCCATGCAGCGCGTGCACCTTGACTGGCAGCAACGCTGGCGCAAGACCGCGCGCGCCAATCAGTTCGTGCCACGCACGGACTGGACCGAGCTGGGCGTGCTGGCAGGCCGAGGGTTCGGCAAGACCAGAGTGGGAGCCGAATGGTTGGCGCGCGCCGTCTTTGAGGACGAGAGCGGCTTCGATAGCTGCGTCATCGCGCCTACCTATCAGGACGTCAAGTTCACCTGCTTCGAGGGGCCTGCGGGCATCCTCAACGTACTGCCGCCTGCCCTACTTGCAGATTACAACAAGTCCGACAACGTCATCAAGATGTACAACGCGGCCGGTAAGGTGTGCACCATACGCGGCTTTACGGCCGAGAAGCCCGAGCGGCTTCGCGGTCCGCAGCACTGTCGCGCATGGTGCGACGAGCTTGCCGCGTGGCAGTACGACGAGGAGACGTGGGACATGCTCATGATGGGCATGCGCCTCGGCCCTCGGCCGCAGGTGCTGTGGACCACGACGCCCAAGCCCAAGGAGTTGATCCGCACGCTGACGACGCCGAAGGCCAGCCGCATCATCGTTCGCGGCTCGACGTACGACAACAAGGCGAACCTGCCGACAACCTTCTTCGACAACCTCGCGCAGTACGAGGGCACGACGCTCGGCCGTCAGGAACTGTACGGCGAGCTGATCGACCCTGAAGAGAGCGGCATCATCCAACGCAGTTGGATCAACCTGTGGCCCGCAGACAAGGCGCTGCCTAAGCTCGAATTCATCATCATGTCACTCGACACGGCATACACGGAGAAGAGCCTCGACCGTAAGGGCGACCCCGACCCGACGGCCTGCGGCGTGTGGGGTCTGTTCACGCACAAGGAGATGAGCCACATCCTCCTCCTCGACTGCTGGGAGGACCACCTCGGCCTGCCCGACCTCATGAAGCGCGTCAAGAAGGAGCTCGAGGTCCGCTACGGCGACGACGAGGACGTGGCCATGATCCGACCCATGTTCGGCAGCGCCAAGCCTATGTCGTCCGGCCGCAAGCCCGACCTGCTCCTGATCGAGGACAAGGGCAGCGGCATATCGCTGCGCCAGATGCTCGACCGTCAGGGCATACAGGCCTTCGCATACAACCCCGGACGCGCCGACAAACTGTCACGCCTGCACATAGCATCGCCCATCTTCGCGCAGCGACGCGTCTGGATGCCCGAGAGCGACAAGAAGCCCGGCAAGCCGCGATCATGGTGCGAGCCAGTCATACACCAGCTATGCAGCTTCACCGGCGAGCGCAGCATCAAGCACGACGACCACGTCGACCAGACCACGCAGGCGATCCGCGTCCTCATGGACAAGGGCCTACTGCGCCTGACCAAGCCACCGAAGCGCGTCGAGGGTGACAGACCCCCGCCGAAGGTGTACAGAAATCCGTACAGCCAATGAAGGACGATACAATGGACGAAGACGAAATGCCAGAAGGCGAGTACGTGGATCTGCCCGACGTTGACGACGACGAGGTCGAGGACACCGAGGACGGCGGCGCGATAGTGCGCATGGACGAGGACGCGCCACCGAAGGCCGAGAACGAGTTCTACGCCAACCTCGCCGAGGACATGCCCGAGGGCGAGATGAGCAGCCTGTCGACGCAGCTCCTCGACCTGATCAGCAAGGACAAGGACGCGCGCAAGAAGCGCGACGAGCAGTACGAGGACGGCCTGCGCCGCACTGGGCTGGGCGATGACGCACCCGGCGGAGCGCAGTTCGAGGGCGCGTCGAAGGTCGTGCACCCCGTCATGACCGAGGCATGCGTCGACTTCGCGGCGCGCGCCATGAAGGAGATATTCCCGTCAGGCGGCCCAGCCAAGGACGCCATCAGCGGTCCGATGTCGGCAGACAAGGTCGACAAGGCGAAGCGCAAGACGAGCCTGCTCAACTGGCAGATGACCGTGCAGTGCCCAGAGGTACGCGCCGAGCTTGAGCAGCTCATGACGCAGCTACCGCTTGGCGGCGCGCAGTACCTGAAGCTCGGCTGGGACACGCCGCGCAACCGGCCGACGTTCCTGTTTGTTCCGATTGACGACATGCTCCTGCCCTACGCGGCGACGAACTTCTACACTGCGCAGCGCAAGACCCACGTGCAATATATTACCAGTTTGGACTACGAGAACCGCGTGCGTGACGGCATGTACCGCGACGTGGATCTGGCACCGTCGGGCATGGAGCCCGAGCAGTCAGTGGCGGGTCAGGCGAACGACAAGATCGAGGGGCGCGACGCCACCAGCTACAACGAGGACGGCCTGCGCATAATCTACGAGTGCTACGTCACGATGGAAGTCGAGGATGGCGAGGGCAACGCGCCGTACATCGTCAGCGTCGACAAGACGACAGGCAAGGTGCTCTCAGTCTACCGCAACTGGGACGAGGAAGACGAGGCCCGCGACGAGATGTACTGGTTCGTCGAGTTCCCGTTCATCCCGTGGCGCGGCGCGTACCCAATCGGCCTGCCGCACATGATCGGCGGCCTGTCAGGCGCGGCCACTGGCGCACTGCGTGCCCTGCTTGACAGCGCGCACATCAGCAACAGCCAGACCATGCTCCGCCTCAAGGGCGGCACGGCCGGTGGGCAGAGCCTGTCGCTGCAGCCGGGTCAGATCGAGGAGATCGAGGGCGGCCTGAACGTGGACGACGTGCGCAAGCTGGCCATGCCACTGCCGTACAACCCACCATCGCCTGTGCTCTTCAGCCTGCTCGGCTTCTTGGTCGACGCGGCGAAGGGCGTCGTGCGTACGTCTATGGAGGACATCGCCGACAACAACCCGAACGCACCAGTCGGCACGACACTGGCCAAACTGGAGCAGGGCGCAGTCGTCTACTCCGCGATCCACAGCCGTCTGCATGACGCAATGGGGCGCATGCTGCGCATCCTCGACCGTCTCAACGGCTTCAACCTCGACGACGAGAAGCTTGAGCGGGAGGCTGGCGACGAGCTGGCACGGCGCGATGACTTCGACGGTGTGCTCGACGTCGTGCCGGTCAGCGACCCGAACATCTTCAGCGAGGCACAGCGTTATGCGC